TGGATATTCCCCTCTGGCCGGCGCCTGTGGCATTCTAGGCTTTGATTGTGATTTAGACCTCTTAGATTACCCTCACGATTCTAGACTTTTTAGCTGCTTTTGCTGCCGTCGTGTAGTGGTAGTTTTTAATTATGATTATTCCGAAGCGGTGGCCTTAAAGGTACGCGAGGCAGCCTAATCACTTTTTCTCCGGTTCTACCCTTGAGTTTTGGACTTCCTACTCATGGGGTAATCTCCATCCGGTTTTCTAAAGTGATTTGTAAAGTCTTGGCTTGATTGGTATTCTAAAGCTTCTCCAGCCGGCTTGAGGTTCTAGCGGCCGGCCGGGGCTCCGCAAACCGAAAAGGCGCAGGTATAGGCGAAAGCATTCAGCATTTGAGGCGGCTCGGACGTTTGCTCGGTCTGATCCCACAGCGGAAAACCGGGCACGATCGTATTCCTCAGAATCCGCCGGCGGTTTTCCCTCTGGTCCAGGAAAATACCCACCGAGTAACCAGCCTCGAATGAGAGCCGATAACGCAAACCGTTTTCCAGAATTTCAAAATCGTTCTTCTTTGCCTCTTCATTCTTGCTCCAAAGACAAACCGGAGAGGCCTCCTCAGATGATTCCTTGCCCGGTTGCCTCAAAAGCGTTTTATGCCATATTGATTTAACGCCCAAAGCCGCGGCCGTCGCTTTGGCCAGAGAACGAATTTCTGCCGTGGCTGCGGCTTCCTGAGTCAGGACCAATAGCCGATCCGCCAGCGATTCCAGGTAAACACCGCTCACCCCGTCACTGGCCCCATGAAATACCCGATAAGCATTGGTCTCTTGAGAATCCAGAAAAGCCTTCCTTAAACTGATGGCCGTCGAAACCATCCCCGATGCTTCCTTTACAGAAAAAGGGGCCGGGGCTTCAAATGTCATCTTCTTCCCCGTGGCAGGATGGTACAACTCCAGACGGCTGGCATGGAGACAAAGTGCCCCCAGAGGAGTCCCTCCGTAAAGCTCATCACCTAAAATGGGAACCCCTGTCCACGCGGCATGAACTCGAATCTGATGCGTGCGCCCGGTCAATGGATAAGCCTTGAGGAGAGTGCATCTTCTCCCGGTTTCCACTACCTCAAAGCCTGTCTCCGCTAGGAGCGCCCGGTCATTTCTCTCCAGGGGAGAAGGCACGCTTTGTGCAAAATAGCCGCTGCCCTGGCGACATATAAGACTTCGAACTCTCAGCTTTTGGAAAGGAGTCTCATGATCCGTCAGAAGCAGGTACGTCTTCTCAATCTGGCGCTTGGCAAATTGATCGCCCAGAGATTGATTGGCAAGCCTCGTTTTCCCGAAACAAAGAACTCCGGAGGTCTCCTTATCCAGCCTGTGCAAAGGGGATAGATTCGCCCACTTCTCCTCAGCATGCCTGAACCAATCATAGATACCATCGGTCGTATAGGGACTGGGGCGGTGAGTGTTGAGGCCTGCCGGCTTATTAACCACTAAAAGGTGTTCGTCTTCGTATAAAATACAGGGGATCATCAATCAAGAGAGTCGGTAGAGCCTATCTTTCAAAACCGGGATGGCTGCTGGCAAAGCTGAAAAGAAATAAAATAAGCATTGTCCCAATAGCAACAATCCCCAGAGTAATAATCACATTACGCAGGAAACGCACCATACGAATATAGGCATCTCTCTCGTCAAAAACCAAAAAAATCCAAAACGCACTATTTCAGCGCCCCAAAAAAATCCAAAACGCACTTTTTCAGCGCCCCAAAAGAATACTACGATCAGTCATCATGCCAGCAAAATTTGCCAGAGCAAGGGCCCAATAAAAATCACAATGAGAACCTAACTCTCGTTTAGTTATAATTTGCTCCTTGTCACCATAAAGCGGAATGAGTAAATCGTTGTGAATAAGAGGATTATCAGGAATCGAAATCTTGTCCCAGTTTTTTTTGAGATAAAAAGTCAGAGCAAACGGCATAGACATCTTGGCACCCTTTTGCCGAAACTTTGAGCTAAAGTGAACGGGCATAATCTCACGCCTAAAGCGACGACGCAACAAATCAGCAAAACCAGCACCGACACCAGTTGAGTCAATAGCTATTTTTTTTGCCGATGAACACCAACGGAGAAATAAATTAACTTGGTCAGTCAATTCGCCAGGCTCCAATACTAAAACGTCCTGAGTCTGATAGTCTACGGATAAGGCCCACGCTACAGACTTATCACCAGATCGGCCAACATCAACGCCGACATATACTAAAGCCTGACAACGGGTCACAGAATGAGGCAAGGAGACACACCCCGCTTTGCGGCAGAGAAAGATATCATCCTCTGTAAACACAGAACGACGCCCAACGGCTGAAAAATCCAGTTCATACGCTGCACGATACGCCCTCTTGTCGATTGCCTCTTGCTCGGCCTGCTCTGGAGTAATCGGCTCTCCAGTTTTGTCAGAAAAAACCGGCACACCATAAGCGGAATACGCCTGCGAACGCGAACAAGAAAAAACCCGATACTGACGAGAATTACAAAGCGTCTCAAAAAAACTTCCGGCACCTATGGCCGGAGTCGATGAGATCACCATCCGAAAGTCCTGATTGCTGGATATGATAGGCTGCACCGCTCCAAACACATCAGCGGGACTCTGGTAAAAAGCAAACTCGTCAAGGACAACATCGCCAGAATAACCTCTAGCCGTCCTGGCCGAAGCAGCCAGAACGACAATGCGAGAACCGTTCGCAAACTCAATTCGGCTTTTTCTTAAAATATAAGAAAAAACCTGCAAATCCTCCGACCGTATAAAGTCCTCGACCTTAAATAAAATCTCTTCAGCATTTTTTACGGTGTTGCTAAAAATGCACACAGTATGATACGGCCGAAAAACACACCGGCACAACGCCCAAAAGGCGAGAGAAAGACTCTTGCCGATCTGTCGCGACCAGTTAAGAACCACAACGCGATCTGGACAAAACAAAAACTCCTCCTGATACGGCCGAAAAAGTTTGGGCTTAAACGCATCAGCATTGATTTTCGAAAACCCACAATCCACACCCGAATCAAAAACTGAAAGCAGCGAACCCACCGAGTCCGCTGCACTGAAACACAAAGAAAAAACTTCGGCGATCTCAACCGAATGCATCTCAAGAGGCTCTCAATATTCTGGTGATGATGATTTCTTTTTTTTGCAAACTCTCAGTCTGGGCCAAAAGCTCAGAAACAGAAACTTTACCTTTGAGCCAGAACGTCTCAAAAAAAGGCAAGTTTGAGTTTGCTAACGCCTCGCCTGTCTTAATGACAGGCGAAGGCGTCAGTCCCACCGAGAGCAGCTCATGGGGTACGAAAAAGCCACCCTCTAAAGTACCCTGCCAACAAGCACTCAAGTATTTGAGACCACTAGCCACAAGCTGCTCGCCAGCCTCGTTGAGTGCCAGCCGACAAAACAAAGAGCCAGAATTTGCCATGATGTCAATGATAGTCCCAACCTCTGTATTGTCAGGATAAACTTGAGGCTGGACATCAGGGTGGCCTTTGTAAACAGGCCAACCAGACAACCATTTCTTAAACTTGTTTTTTAGACGTTTAGAGTCAATAACAAGGTTGGTTAAAACCTCGTCAGTCAATCTCTGTACTACACCCATTGGATGAGGATAATCTCCAACAGTACACAGCCGAACCCAACCAGAAGAATACGCATCGCCGACAGAATTTGATATAGTCTTCATGACGTCTTCCCCTCCGTTTTTTCGCTAAGTTTTTTTCCGAAAATGTAGACCAACAGCACCACAACACCTCCAACCAGAGCAGCCATCAACACTCCATTGTTTTGCGTCATAGTCGGAAGAATGGTCAGGACCAAGCCAGTACAAAAAGTTAGAGCAATAATCTTGAGCCCAGGCGAAAACACGGCCGGATATTTAGCCTGAAAATAAGACATCGCCAAGGCTGCAAGAATCAGCACCAAACCGGCATACATCACAGGTCGCATCTTCCCAACCATAGCAGCAGCCTTTTGCACAGTCGCCCAACCCTCTCGGGCCATATCTTTCTGATGCTCCCCAATGCTAGTACGATAACCTTCCGACACAACAAAAAAAGTCTTGTTGGTGTCGAAAAAACCACCAACCGGCCAGTCCCCAGAAGTCAAATCCAAATTGGTCACAAAACCGACCGGAACATAATCCCGATGCCATTCAGTGACTGTTGGAGCTTGTGCGTTCTCAGGCTGCTTAACTTCGAGCTTTGGATCCGAACCAACAATCTCAAAGCTTGCAGAGCCTCCTTTCAGAGGCTTCGCAACCTTGCCCAAGGAGTCACACCCAGAAAGGACAAAAAGCAAACCAAGCAGAGCCAACATAATTACAAGCTCGCTACACATAATAGTATTCCACAACTTTTCTGTAGTCATTTTGCCTGGCTCCTTTTCCGTATCCAATCAAAAAGTTTGGTCATCGTCAGCAACAACGTTGCAGACGCCGACAAAATCGAAAGAAGAAGGGCAATCACACCCAAACAACTCTCCATTGTCACAAAAAATCCGCTCGTTGTCGTACCAACAACAGCGAATCTCCAATCCCAAACATCTAAGAGTTTTGTCATCATCACAGCTCGCTTACTTTGTTGCCGTCCCGGACAGGAAACGCATCCTGTTCAGATGTCGGATTGCTCCGGTGATACCGTACTAAAACATCGGACTTACTTTGAGACACGCCGACGTTGTACAGAAACTTATCGATTGAGAGGTCCTTGTCAATCTCGCTGCGTGCCGTGTCCTGAATCCGAAACTCAGCCTTGATTTCAGTTTTGCCAAGAGCAGCCAAAACCATCGGCACCAACTGCGAATTAATCGCATCACTCAACATCTGCGCATCGTCAAGTTCAATCAAATTCAGTTCGACGGCCTGCAACGTTGCGCCCATCGAATACTTTTCCGATCGGGTCGACAGATCACCACCGCGCCATGCGGTGGTAATAGACCGACGAAGCTCGTCATAATACGACGAAAACGCACTGGTGCCACCGACCGCGAGACGGGTCACATTTTCGATTTTATCGACCGACGAAATCACGACATTTTCACCACTGGCAAAATTCCCAATTTGTCTCTCTAATGCCTCCCATTCGGCAGAGCCTTCCAGCCCGTCACAAATGCCAACGATGCCCGGAATACCAAGGCCCACGGTATAATCGTGCCATTTGGCGAGAGTCTGAAAACGACGGATAGAAAGGATACAACAACTTTCCATAATTCCTTCGCCGACCACAACAAGATGATCTTTGAGGCTAATCTTGCGATTTTGATTCGAGTTATACGGTCTGAAATAAAGCTCATTTTTATCCGCAACAATACACCACAGCGGGATCGTATTGATATATCCCTGGACTTTACCGTCAACGACATCAAGAGCCACCCGCGAGACAGCATATTTATAGCCAATGGCATCCATAAGATGATGCAACAACCCATTAACGCCGGAGATGTTATTATAGCCAACCAGACCTCGCACTTGGATTGTGCGAAAAAAATCCAAAAGAATGTTTCTTTGTGCAGTCGCTTCTGCGGATCCATCGAGAGCAACAACCTGCCAATCATGCCGAGCGACAGCCTTTTTGCGTTTGCTAACGCAAACAGCAACCGCTTCATCTCGCTCAATTTGGAGTTCCCAAATAAAAGCAGCTCTCCGAAAATCCCCAGTTTTAAACTCGTCAAGATATTGCCTCATCTGGTCCTCTGTAAGAGTCCCCAGATTCGTCGATGTTGGAAAGGAAAGCTCAGTCTCGCTCTTGCTTCCAATGCCGATTTCTAATTCCATATTTTCCTTTGTCTGCACACAAAAGGCCGAACCTTTCGGATCGACCTTCTGTTGCACATTATGAGTTAGTAGTCAGTTGATAGGTACGATCAAGAAATACGCTTAAGGCGTTGCAGGAGTGGTGTCAGGAATCATATAAATCCCAAGAGTCGGTGCCGTCGCGACAATGTTTGAGTAATGCTCAACGACGATCTCCCAGACTTTGCTAGAAACCTGACGCTTAAAAGCTCTATAGTCCACGCCTCCATCTGCTGTGGTCACAAAACGACGCACGGTCGATATGTCGTCAAGACCACCGGTGCCAGTCACTCCCGCAAGGATAACATTCTCGATCGGAAAATCCATTTTAGAGCATACAACGACCTTGCATTGCAGCCAATCACTCAATTGATCAACGGATTGATTGGCAGACTGTACGGCGAGCAGACTCGTCTGCGCTCGCAACGTCTTAATTCTCGCTGCCCAAAGACCGGACGGAAAGAGGATATAGTTCGGCCTGACATTAGTCGCAGATTCACACTCGTCAAGCATAGCCATAAGGTCACCGTCCGGATCCTGACCTGCTCCTCCGTTCCATGTTGGTGGCGTCGCCACAGAAGGCACTGAATCATAGAGCAGCTGGCCTGCCGTGTAAGCATCAGTCCGTTGCAAAGTGCAAAGGATTTGCTTTGTAACGTTAACCTCCCACTGCGGATCGGATGAGATTTCATCCTCATCCAGCCGGACGGCGAGCCCTTTATTATAGGTCTTGCTAAGCTGGACAGTGCGCGCGCCCTCAATAATCTTAAAATCAGAGCCTAAGGCACGACCAACATCAGCATTGCACGAAAGGAACGGATAAGTCTGAGTCGCAAGCTCGGCCTCAGAAGAATACTTCCGGTACTCAAATCGCCTCGGTACATAAACCTTGCCCGCAAAAAAATCCAGAATCTCCTGAGTACGGCCTCCAGCCGTCATGAAATTCTGAGCATAAGCCGTCAGAGGCTCACTAAAAAAAGCAGCGTCAAAACGGTCGGAGTTTTCAAGTTTAATAGTATCCATAATAAATTCTCCAATTAAGGTTGAGCCTCAATAATAATTTTTTGCGGGATACCAAGCACACAACGTACCGGGCTATTGTTGGCAGCAGCCGTCGACAAAGAGTAGCCGAGAAAATAATAAGTCCCAGGAGAAGTTGGCAAAACTTGGACCTTACCCGATGGGGCCGTATAAACAGGCACACCGGGGGCTATTGCCCCAGCAGCGACACATTGATAGGTTACCCCACCCCCGCATAGGAGGTGAACAGTGACTTCATCGCCTTGCGCATCGGCAGTATCGGTACAAACGCAGGTCGGAAAAGTTGAGGCGAGAGCACAAACCTTTATAGAGCTCTCACTTTGCGATACATTGCAGCACAACAGATTAGCCTTTGAGATAACATCATCGGCAGTGCGAGTTGTGAAGCTGGATTCAACAGCGATCATAAGCTAAGCTATACACCATTTTGGTCAGGCTCGCAACTTTTTTTGTCAAAAAAAGCGTCAGGAAGCCGAGCCTTAAGGACGATTCCCCGGTTTGTCATATCCTCAACCAACTTTATCTGACGATTAACAGCCAATTTTCGCAAAATATCAATAGTCTGGGTGACGCTAGGCCTTCCACCCGCGCAAAAACCATTACGAATATCCCTAATCGTCAACTCTGCTCCGCATGCTCTCTCCACAAGTTGCAAAATCTTGTCGCTGACTTGGTCAACCCAGGCTGTTGATACAGATTCAATCAGCTTTTGGGCACATACATTATGATATTCCCACAACTTAATTGCACCCAGAAGAGACTCTGATGACACCTCAAGAAATCGTTTGTCGCGGAGACACTCGAGGACTAACGACATACGGACAATTTGCCCACGAGCCTTGCCGATCGTGGGCGCATCAAGTGTGTCTCGCCGACCCTCAAGACCTTGCAGATAATCCCGCAAAATCATGCGGGCATCTTCACAAAATTTCATCGTCCGACGGTCGCTAAGCATCTGCACGCCAGTATATACCGACCTCACGGCAGCAAAAGCAGCCTTATAAAAACCATTATATGTAGTCTCATCAACAGCAATCTTATGCCAATCAAATACTTGATTTGGTTCGACGGCGTACAAAAAACGATAGGCGAGGCCATTTTGATAAGCAGCAACGCCACGCAGGAGCTTGCGGAGGATGTCAATTTGACAGGTACCACAAACGGAGACACACGCATTTTGCAGGGGGATAATCTCACGATTATCCCCAGTCTTGCGTGTGACGCTCTGCGCCCGGCCGTCATAGAGCGACAACACGCCGGTAATGTTGTTTGTGGTACCAGTTTTTAGCCTCTCGAACCACAAACCCAACTCATCATAATGCCATATGAGCGATGCATTTTTTGTTAATGCAAGAAGCAAAGCCTCATAAGTGCAATCGGATATCATGCACCTTTCCAAAACTGGCAAATCCTCATCTTCGTTTTTATTTAGTACAGCGTTGCGGTAAGTCTCATTGTACCGATATTGGAGTTCCCGAACAAAGCACATCCCTGAGTCCTGGGCTCGAGATTTATTACTGCCCGAATCGGCCACAACACAGCCCCACAATATGGCCGGTTCGGACCAGCCCGCCCATGGGGATACATTGACACGCGAGCCAATAACAGAGGCGAGCTGACATAACATCGGCAGCGCAATAAAAGAGGGCGGGCACTGGAGGGAGTCGCTCTCGTATTTAATAAAATCGGCAATCTCGGCCGAAAAAACATTTAGAGGATATTCGCAAATCATAGTTTAACGCTGCTTTTCGCTGTAATCCGTCGTTTCGTTTGTTTTCCCGAGCCCAGGAAAGTCTCGGGAAAAACTACCACTACACGACGGCAGCAAAAGCAGCTAAAAAGTCTAGAATCGTGAGGGTAATCTAAGAGGTCTAAATCACAATCAAAGCCTAGAATGCCACAGGCGCCGGCCAGAGGGGAATATCCA